GTCGGGACGATCCCGGTGGTGTACGTCGAGCTCAGCCCGGAGGAGGAGGCGCGCGTCCTGGTGGCGCTGGACCCGCTGACGTCCATGGCGGGCACGAACGACGCGCTGCTCCAGGATCTGCTCGACGGGCTGGACCTGGAGAACCGGGCGCTGGAGCAACACCTGCTGAGCCTGATGCCGGCCGGCCGGCGCGGCACCACCGAGCCCGATGCCGTCCCGCCCGTGCCCGACGACTCGGCGGTCTACGTCAAGACCGGCGACGTCTGGGTGCTGGGCGACCACCGCATCCTCTGCGGGGACTCGACCAGGGCCGAGGACGTGGACCGTCTCCTGGACGGCGCCCGCCCTGCGCTGTGCGTCACGGACCCGCCCTACGGCGTCGAGTACGACCCATCGTGGCGCAACAAGGCAGCCGCTGAGGGCAAGCTCGCCTATGCGGATCGCCGCATAGGCGAGGTCACGAACGACGATCGGGCTGACTGGTCCGCCACGTGGGCGCTGTTTCCCGGCGATGTCATCTACTCGTGGCACCCGCCGGGTGCCACGAGTCTCGTTCACGCCAAGGCGCTTCAGGACTCGGGGTTCGACCTGAGGATGCAGATCATCTGGGCCAAGTCGAACTTCCCGATAGGTCGAGGCGACTACCACGTCAGGCACGAGCCCTGCTGGTACGCGGTGCGTCACGGAAAGTCCGCCCATCGCACGGACGACCGGACCCAGACCACGCTCTGGGAGGTGAACCTGGACCGCAACGTGGCGGGCGGGCACTCCACGCAGAAGCCGGTCGAGTGCATGGCGCGGCCGATCCGGAACCACGAGCCGTCCGACGTGTACGAGCCGTTCAGCGGGTCAGGGACCACGATCATCGCCGCCGAGATGCTGGGCCGTCGCTGCTACGCCATCGAGATCGAGCCGCGCTACGTGCAGGTCGCCATCGAGCGGTGGCAGACGTTCACCGGGCGGGAGGCCGTCCGTGGCTGAGTGGGGCGAGGTCGAGCCCGACGTTCCGGCGATCGACGTCGACCCGACACCGTCGACAGACTCGACAGGCCCATGGCCATCCTGGGCGCAGACCTTCCTGGACCTGTTCGCCACCAGCGGGAACGTGATGCTCAGCGCCAGGGGCGCCGGCGTGAACCGGACCACGCCCTACCTGCTGCGCAAGAACAACGAGGCGTTCGCCGCGGCCTGGGAGGAGGCGGACGAAGCCGCGACGCAGACGCTGGAGGCCGAGGCGTGGAAGCGCGCCAGGGGCGGATCCGATCGGCTGCTGCTGTTCCTGCTCCAGGCCAGGCGGCCCCAGGTCTACCGGACGAACGCTCGAGTCGAGCTTGCCGGTGATGGCGGCGGGCCGATCCAGACCATGGTGGTGCCCGAGGGCCTGAGCGACCACGAGCGCGCCGCGCTGCGCCAGGCGATCGACGCCGAGCTCGCTCGGAGGGGCGCCGAGGTCGAAGGGTGAGCCTGGCCACGCTCACGCCCGAACGGCTGCGGGAGATCCGCGCGGCGCTGGCGCCCGACTTCGCCAACGCCAGCCAGGAGCGCTTCTACGACAGCCAGGCCCGGGAGCTTCTGTACTCGGGCGCCATGGGCGCGGGCAAGAGCCGCATCCTGTGCGAGAAGGGCTACGGGATCGCGCTGCGCTACCCGGGCTGCACGGTCGGGATCTTCCGCAAGGTCAAGGCGTCCATGGCGGCGACCACGGTGCGCACGTTCACCCAGGACGTGATGCGCCTCCGAGACGTGGCGTCTCGGAACCAGACCGAGTCCTGGTACCAGCTGAAGAACGGCAGCCGCATCTACTTCCTCGGGCTGGACCCCGATCCCATCACGGGCGTGCCGTCCAAGATCGGCTCGCTCGAACTGGCCTGGGCCGGCGTGGACGAGGCGATCGAGCTCACCGAGTCGGACTGGACCATGCTCCTGGGGCGCCTCCGGGATCCGCGGGTGCCGTACCACCAGCTGGCCGCGGCGACCAACCCGGGCGCGCCCACGCACTGGCTGAAGCTTCGGTTCACGCCGCCGACGCCCGAGCGCGAGTACCTCCATGCGACGGCGCTGGACAACCGCTTCCTGCCCGACGACTACCGCCTGATCATCGAGGCCCTGCCGGACAACGCGGTCGGCCGGCGCCTGGGCAAGGGCGAGTGGGCGAGCGTGGAGGGCGCGATCTGGACGCTGCCGATCGAGCAGGTCAAGCCGCCCACCGCCAGCCCGAAGCGCGTGGTCGCCGGCGTGGACTGGGGGTTCGTGCACCAGTTCGCCGTCGAGGTCGTCCAGCAGAGCGGCAGCGGGCGCCTGGCGGTGGCGGCCGAGCTCTACGCCGCCGGCCGCGGCCTGGACCAGCTGATCGACCCCTGGGTCGACTCGAGCGGGACGACGCGCCCGGGCATCGCGCAGCTGTGCGAGCAGCACGGCGTGAGCGTCCTGGCGTGCGACCCGAGCGAGCCGTCGCTCATGGCGCAGCTGGATCGCCTCCTGGCCAAGCACCGCCAGGACCATGGCGGCGCCTGCACCCTGCGCGCCAGGACGAAGGCGGCGACCAACACGATGAGCACCGGCCTGCAGGCGGTCGACAAGGCGCTGCGCCAGGGGATGACGGTCGACCCGTCGTGCCATGGTCTCATCGGTGAGATCCCGGGCTACACCTGGGCGCCCAACAAGGCGGGCGGGTTCCACGAGCGGCCCGTCGAAGTGGGTGACGACGCGTGCGATGCTCTGCGCTACGCGGTCATGGAGTTCGAGCCCGATCCGTCCAACCCGTGGGCAGGGATGACGAGCGCTGGAGGGGTGGCATGAACACGAAGGTCCCGATCCTGGACGTGATCCTGGTCCTGGTGGTGGTCGGCCTGGCGCTGACGCCGTGGCCATGGCTCGCGCTCTTGGGCGCGGCTGCATACTTCATCGCGGTCGCCATCGTCAACGACCGCCGCGAGGCACCGCCGCCATCGTCTGAGGAGCCGACGCCGTGACCGTCACCATCCTGCCCCGTTCCCGGGCCCCGCAGGCGGCTGCTGGCACGTCAGGCCCATCCTCCGGCGCTGGCAAGGCTGGACCGCTGGGGCCCGGGGCGGGCGTGCTGATGACGGAGTTCCTGCTGCCGACCATGCTCCCGACCGACCCCGCCAGGAAGATGAAGTCGGCCTGGAAGATCGGGGAGGGCGTGGCCTACGTCTTCGCCGCGGAGCGCGTGATCAGCGGCAAGGTCGCCGGCATGGTGCCCACGGATCCCGAGGACACCGCGCCCGTGGGCTGGCACCTGGAGGACCCCGAGGGCGAGTCCATCACCGACGAGTACCCGGTGGAGGCGGCGCGCGAGGCCTTCCAGGTCCTGAGCAAGCCGATGGCGGCGCTGTCGCTGGACGAGGCCGCAGGGATGCGCCAGAGCCGGCGCACGCAGTGGGAGCTCACCAGCCGCCATGCCGGGCTGTGCGGCACGGCCTTCTGGGTGCTGGACCAGCTGAACGGCTGGGGGTTCCCGCGGGCCATCCTGTACTGCCGGCCGGATCGGCTGACGCCCGAGCTCACCAGCCAGGGCGGCCTGAAGGAGTGGCGCCTCGATCGTGGCCAGGTCGGGAACTACGAGGGCCTGCCGATCAGCCGCGAGGAGGTCGTCCCGTTCTACCTCCAGGCGCCGAACGAGGGCTACCTGGCGAACGGCCTGGTGGAGGCGGCGCTGACGAAGGCGCAGCTGAACGGCGCGATCGACCGCTACTTCGGCCAGGTCATCAGCGGCGGCGGCCGGCTGTCGGGCATCATCGCGCCGCGCGAGGGGCGGATCGACGACGACAACGTCTACAACCAGATGGTCCGCGACTGGCGCAACGTCACCGAGCAGCCCGAGGCGGCCAAGCGCCTCCAGGTCGTGCGGGCCCCGGTCGAGTTCACCAAGACGGTGAACACCCCCGCGGAGATGGGCCTGATCGACCTGATGGGCCGGAACCGCGACGACCTGCTGGCGATCTGGGGGGTGCCGTACAGCCAGGTCGGCGGGTCGCCCGCGGCCGGGATGGGGATGGGCGAGGCGCGCGACAGCGACCGCCAGGCGCTGTGGGAGAACGCCGTCATCCCGCGGCTGGTGATGATGCAGGAGCCGATCCAGGACCTGCTCGATCGACTCGAGCCGGAGCTTGGCTGGGCGCCTCGCTTCGTCTGGGATCTGCCCGAGCTTCAGCCCGAGGCCACCAGGTACGACCGCGCGCAGAAGACGCAGACGGTGGCCATGACGAACCGCGAGCGGCGCGCCATGCTCGGGCTGCCTCCGTTCCCGGACGACCTGATGGGCAGCACCGGCGTGCCGCTCAACGATGAGGTCTGGGTGCCGCTCAGCATCCAGCCCATGAGCTTCGAGCCGCCGCAGCCGGCGCCCGCGCAGCTGCTCCCGGGCACGAAGCCGCCCGCACCGGAGGGCGAGACCGGCGCCGAGGAGCAGGCGGAGGACGATGCCGAGGAGGAGGACGTCGACGCGCCCACCGAGGGCGTGTCCGCGGCCAAGGCCCGGCTGCCCGCTGGCATGGGCCGCCTGCGCAGCACGGTCGACAAGCGCGTCACGCCGGCGCTGCAGCGCTCGGTCGCCGGCGTCCTGGAGGACCAGCGCGACGACGTGGTCCGCCGCGTGAAGAAGGCCTGGGCCCGCATCCAGTCGCACCCGTCCGACGAGCAGGCCTGGTGGAACGAGAGCAAGCAGAACGCCGCCATGCTCCGCGCGATCAAGCCCGCGCTCGCCGGCGTGGGCGAGGTCGTCGGTGATCACATCGAGTCGACGCTGGGCGCCAAGGCGGGCAAGGCGAAGCTGGGCGAGGTCTCGAAGCGGGCCGTCGCCGGCGTGATCGGGCGGGGTGCGGCCCGGGTCACGCGCATCAACGAGTACACCCGGGAGGGCATCCGTCGCCTCATCCAGCAGGCGATCAAGGATGGTCTGTCCGTCACCGAGGCTGGCGAGCTCATCGCCGGCTGGGCGGGCTTCGACAGCTACCGCGCCGAGCGCATCGCCAGGACCGAGCTCATGTTCGCGTACAACGCGGCCGCGCTCGACAGCTACGGCGCGCTGGGCGTCGAGAAGGTCGAGGCCAGCGACGGCGACGACGACGAGGAGTGCGCCGAGCGGAACGGGCAGACGTACTCTCTGGCCGAGGCCGAGGGGATCGAGGACCACCCGAACGGCACGCTCGACTGGATCCCGGTCCTGTAGGCGAAGGAGTCCACCATGACGGTCAAGGGGTCCATGGCGGCGAACCACGCCGCCCGAGGCGCCAGCATCATCGGCCAGCTGTTCGACCTGCTCGGGTGCGAGGCGGACGAGCCCGACCAGGTCGCGCTGCTCAACGGCGCGATCGACCAGGTCAACGCCTGGATCGTGGCGGAGCGCAGCGAGGTCGGGTCGCCCGACGACCAGGCGGCGTACCAGGCGTACTACGGGCCGAGCATGAAGGCCTGGCAGCAGGAGCTGAAGGCGGAGCCCCTGGAGGGATCGGCGCTTGACTCCTGGTTGGCGGGCAAGATCCCGCGCCGCCTGCTCATGGTCCCGTTCGGCGGTCCGCTTCCTGGTGGCAAGGCCGGCCTGGATCTGGACGGCGAGTACTTCGACGCGGAGACCGACCTGTTCGGGCCGTTCCCGACGCTGCGCTCCACGCGCGATCGCCTGGTGGACTGGCACCACGACAACGACCCGACGAAGGTGATGAAGGGCGCGATCCTGGGGCGCGTGGTCATGGACGCCGCGCCCGAGTCGGAAGGCCTGTGGGCGGACTTCTGGGTGAACGCCGGCGAGAAGCGGAAGGCGCTGATCGCCACGCTGGAGCGTCGCGGCGTGCCGCTCTTCGGGTCCAGCCAGGCGATCCCGACCGCGGTGCGCAAGGCGAGCGACGGGCACATCGAGGTCTGGCCCGTCATCCGCCACACGATCACGACCAGCCCGCAGAACACCCTGGCCATCGTGCCCGCGCTGAAGGCGCTGTTGACGAGTGGCCTACCATCCGAGGCGACGAGCAAGGCGGCACTCGAGGCTGCGGTGCTCGGCATGGACGAAGGTCCATCGCGCTCGACCGCTCCCGTGGGATCGGACCCGATCGACGCTGACCTGCCGGCCGACGTGAAGGCGAAGCTGGACCTGGCGATCGACGGCCTGGAGAGGTACGTCCGGTCGCTCATCTGAGGAGCACCATGGACCCGTCTGCACTGACGCGGTACTCCGGCAACGTCGAGGGCATGGCGGTCTACATGACCGTCTGGATGGCTCTCGCGGCCGTGGGCGCCGTGCCCATCGGGCACACCCCCAAGGGCACCCCGATCTACCCGATGGCCGGTGGCGATGGCACCGGCGACCTGAACGCGCGCCTGGACACCCTGATCGGTGAGCTTCGGCGCGTGAGCGACACGCGGAACGAAGCCAACCCGGCCGCCAAGGCTGCGGATGGCGGTCGCTATGCGAACGCACTGGATGGCAGCGCAGAGCTCGCTGCCAAGCTCACGGAGGCCGAGACCGCGCTCGCCGCGATCAAGGCGAAGGACGCCGACGCCGCTCGGAAGGCGGAGATCCAGGAGGCCGTCCGGGAGGCGATGCACGCCTCGCGCACGCCCAGCATCGCAGCCGCGCTCGGCGCTGGCGGTGGTGCGAACAGCGCCGGCGCCAACCGGTACAAGCCAGGCGCGCAGTTCGCCGGCAAGGCGAGCCCGATGCTCGACGCGAGCTTCCGGGACTACCAGCCGGGCGAGGTCCTGCACGCGATCATGGGCTTCAAGGGTCAGCTGTCTGACGGCGGCATCGACCTGGACCAGCTGGCCGCGAGCAAGGCCAAGCTGCAGGAGCTCGGCATGATCTTCATGGGCGTGCCCGACATGTCGAAGGCGACGCTCGGCACGACCGGGGCGACGGGCGGCTACGTGCTCCCGAACAACCTGGTCGACACCGTGGTCAAGCCGGCGACCCAGCGGGCCGTCCTGCAGAACCTGGTCACCGTCATCAACGGCGTCGCCGTCCGTGGCGTGGACCAGCCCTACCGCCTGGGCGCGCCGTCGCGCATGACCTTCCAGGACTGGGGCGAGACCAAGGAGAACGTGAACGAGACCTACGGCTCGTACACCGCCAACCTGGGGACGATCGCTCGGGTCATGGACATCGCCAAGCAGTACGCGCGCTTCAGCGCCGGCGCTGCCGAGGCGGACGTCATGGACGAGCTCACCAAGGCCGCGATCCTGGCCGAGAACTACTACATGATCGCCGGCGCCGGCACGGGCGGGACGGGCACGGGTGACCCCACGGTGGGCGTCTACACCAGCCTGAACGCGACGCCTGCGTTCCTCGGCTACAAGGGCGCCAAGACGGGTGCCGCGAGCAACAGCACGGTGGCCGGCTCTGCCGCGTCCGCCTTCGCAGAGCTCTTCGGTCTCCTGGCTGCGCGCAACCGCGAGGCCAGCGCCGTCCTGGTCGACAGCACGACCTACTGGACGATGATCGCCCAGGGTTCCGATGCTGCCGGCTTCTGGGTGTCGCCTGGTGGTGGACCGACCGGGTTCACCCGGACCGAGTCGGGCGGCCTGGCGTTCTGGGGGGTGCCGATCTACTACGACACCAACCTGGGCACCAACGCCGCGACGAAGATCGCGATCGCCGCGGAGTGGAACGCCTTCAAGCTCTACCGCGGCATGGAGTTCCGGATCGACTCGTCCGACGTGGCGGGCGATCGCTGGGACAAGAACCTCATCGGCTTCCGCGGTGAGGAGGAGATCGGCTTCAACGCCGAGACGCCGGTCCACGTGGGCGCTGCCCAGCTGATGACCAGCGTCATCCCGTAAGCTCATGGCGCCCGCTGTGTAGGGCGCGTGGTCGTCGGCAAGGCCCCAGGGGAGTTGCGCCCCCTGGGGCCTTCGTCGTGCCCGGATCGCGCGTGCGCGCCCACGTTGGCCCGTGTCGCCTCGGAGGTCGAGCCTCCGCGCTCCATGCACCAGGAGGCGGCCTGTCGAGGCACGTCGTGGCCCCTGCGCGTTCTGCCCCCGGATAGGTGAGGTCTGGTGAGGTCGCCAGGAAGCGGGCGTGACATGCCGGTCCTGCGGGCGGTAGGCTGCGCGCTGCCGGCTGGAGGAGCGCTTCACCGCCAGCCGGCAACCACCCATGAAGCGATCGGGAGGAAGCGTACCGATGGTGGACGTCATCACGGGTGACCAGCGCGTCGACAACGCGGTCACCACCTACAGCCCAGGGCATCGGCCCTACACCCTGTCCGTCCGCCCGGGCACCAGCGACGCGAACACCGTCCTGGCCTGCTCGGGCGAGCACGACGAGTACTCGCTGCCGCAGGGCATCACGGGCTGGGCCCTGGACGTCGGCGGGCACATCGGCGCAGCGACGGTCCCGCTGCTCCTGGACAACCCGGATCTGCACGTGGTGGTGGTCGAGGCGCTGCCGGAGAACGTCCGCCTGCTCCATCACAACCTGATGCGCAACGGCGTCGAGGACCGCGCGATCCTGGTCCATGCCGCGGCCGGCGCCACCACGGATCCGGTGCTGCTGGGCTACGGCACCGATGGCACCCACGAGTTCATCGGCAACGTGGCCAACCCGCAGGGAGGCCGGACCGTCGAGGTCAAGGGCGCCACGCTCCGCGGGCTGATGCTGCTCCGCGGGCCGGCCGAGGATGAGCCCTGGGCCTGGGCCAAGCTCGACTGCGAGGGCTGCGAGTACGGGGTCCTGGCCAGCCCGTGGGTGTCCAGCCTCCGCTTCATCGCCGGCGAGGTCCACCAGGGGTGGCAGCGCCTGGTCGACCTGCTGGTGCCGACCCACGACGTCCATGGCCAGGGCAAGGACTTCGGATCGTTCACCGCGATCGCGCGGGATCCCTTCGACCCCCAGGCCATCCGCGACGCGCAGCGCTTCGGTGCGGCATGAACGTCCTGCTCATCACCGCGCACTCGATCGCCAGCTACGACGACCTGCGGATGCTCAGCGACCTGGGCTACGACGTCTTCAACCTGGACGCCTACATCGACCCGCGCCATCCGCACGTCGACCTGCGCCCGGATCTGCCCGAGGCGCCGGTGTTCCCGGACCTGATCGCGGCCGTCGATCGCCTGGGCACCGCGGACAACCTGACGGCCGCCAAGGAGCGCCTGCCCGACGAGCTCATCGAGTGGGCCGACGTGGCGATCTACCACCACTACCTGCCGCAGTGGATGGAGCCGAACTTCGAGCGCCTGCGCGCCGCCGGCGTCCGGGTCATCTGGCGGACCTGCGGCCAGTCCGACTTCACCCTCGAGGATCGGATGGCATGGCACCGCGCCAGGGGCCTGGAGGTCGTGCGCTACAGCCCGGCCGAGCAGCGCTTCTTCGCGGGCACCCCGCACTGGGCGGGCCAGGACGCGCTCATCCGGTTCGGCAAGTACCTGGAGGACTTCCCGCTGTGGACGGGCCCCGAGAAGGACGCGCTGCCCTACGTGGCGAACGTCACCCAGGACATGGCCGGGCGCGGCGAGCACTGCGGGCTGACGTTCTGGATCCGGGCGACGGCCGGCCTGAACGCGCTGCCGGCCGGGCCGAAGTCCATGGCGCTCCCGGGCGGCGTGGGCGCGCTGCCCCTGCCGACCATGCTGGCCTACCTGGCGAACGCCGGCGCCTACCTCTACACCGGCACCGTGCCGGCCAGCTACACGCTCGGGCTGATCGAGGCGCTCGCGGTGGGCGTGCCCATCGTCTCGATCGGCGCCGGCGCCTGGGCAGGACCCGACAGGCTGTTCGAGGGCCACGAGCTCTCGAACGCCAGCTACGACCGGCCCGAGGACGCGCACACCGCGTTGGACGCACTGCTCCACGATCCCGACCTGGCGGCGGAGGCGAGCGTCGACTCGAGGCGCCTGGCGCGCTCGCTGTTCGACGTCAGGACCATCGGCAAGCAGTGGCTCGACCTGCTGGGTGCGCCATGATCCGCGTGCTCTGCGATGCCATCCACGCGGACCTGTGGGAGTCGCTCCGCCTGCTCTTCGAGGTCCGCCTGGGCTGGGAGCTCTACCGCCCGATCGGCATGGAGTGGCACGAGCGGGGGATCT